TAAGAGTTGCTAAATCATCTATTAATTTTACACTTCCTCCCGTATTTGCTAACATTCTTAAATCTCCGTTAAATTCAAAAAAACTAACTATATCATCAATATCACTAATACCTTGACTTCCATATTGAAATACAATAGGTTTATGTAAATTATCTAAATTATACTCTTCATCATTAGAGGCGGGATGTTTATTATCTTTAGTATTTTTAATATTATGCAAAGTAGTATCTTTATGAAGTTTAAACGATTCGACTATAGGTAATACATGGTTTGAATCATTTGAGGTTCCTAATGAAAATTCTATAATATGAGCTAATGGAGGTAGTTTACTCTTAGCTAGAGTTTGTATAAAATCTTCATAGTTAGAGGTGTCAGTTCCAGAAGGGCTTATAAACCTGTACGTGTTAGGAGTGCTTCTTGTATTATACACTCTAAAATTAATATGGTAAGCAGGGTCAATAAATACTTCATTATGTTTTTTTACTACCCCTTGAAGAGATTTGTAAAAATTTACCCCTTGAGGAACTACAAACTTACATTTCATATTAGCATATCTTATTTCTAACCTCTCCTCAGGAGATAATTTGCTAAATATTTTAGGGGTTACATCGGAACCGAGTTTAACTGATTCTAACCTTTGTGTTTCCATACTTTTAGAAGGTAATTTTTTCGAAACTAAATGTTCAGTCTTATCAATGGCATTTACCCTAGCCAGAATATTATTTAAGGCTGGTCTCTGTTCAGGAGGTAAGTTTCCTAAATCTCCATACGTAGAAAACCTATCAGTAAGAATTGAATTAGGATAAGAAAATATGTCGGTAAATAAATTAAACCTGACAGGCATTTTAAAAGTTATCATATCAGCTTCGAAAGTACCGGTAGGATATAAAGGCAATAAATCCTCATTAGAAGGTATTACTATATCAAACCTTTTACCTTCATACCCTTCTATTAAATTAACGTTATTTAAAAGTATAGGCGAGTCTGGAAATCTAAATTCAAAACGTCTAACAAAAGGTATAAAATTATCTAATAGTTTACCATATGCAGGCTCCCGGTCTCTTTTATTAAGATTAACATTTGTTGAAGTCTTCATAACAGAAGGAGGTATATCTAGTCTGTCATTTTTAAGTCTAACCCTGCCCATTCTTGTAAAATCTAAAGCATCACTATAAAATTGTGGAAAGACTTTATTAAATTCTTCTAGAGAGGTGCCTACGGGAAATAACTTCTCCAGAATTTGAACCCAGTCAAGAGAACTTAAATTTTCCAAATCTTGGAATGTGGTAAAGTCTAAAGGAATGACATTAGAAATTGAATACTCTGACGTTATTATTTTAAAAAACAGCGTTTGAAGCGCCCTCATTGCATAGTTTTGGAAAACACTCCCAGAATGGTATGTGGTTCCTCCAGCTTGTGAGCGTGGTATAGGATTTTCAACTTGAACAAGGTCGAACACGCTACTGGCACCTGCATGAAAAGGAACTTTTAAATTTCTTTCCTCAGGAAGTTCTGATACAGGATTGAGCGCATAAATCTCCTCTGCCTGAAATCTGGTAAGTTGGTTAGAACCTAACGGAAGAGTTCCGAAAGTTCCTAAAGATTCTTTAGACCATGTGCTATTGTAATAATACTTGGATTTGTACCTAGATGCTTTACTATCTAATTCAACATCTACATTAAAATACATCTTAAAAAAATCTTTGGTCGCTGCTGCTGTCATTGCAAAAATTCTTTCCATGTAGGGTGTAGAGTTGAAATCTACACCTGTATCTCCCGTCTTAAGCCTTTTAAAATGGTCCTCTGACCCTACGTCAAACCCTCTCCCTTTTAAATAAGCTAAGATATAACTGTCGTATGCTTCTGAGTAAAGATTATTAATTTCCCGTAATCTATCATCATCTAAATCTGGCATTATAGGGGCTGTGTCCGTAATTAGTTCTGTCATGGATTGACCTAATCTAAGAATAACATCGGACCACCTTAAAAGGCTTCTCTCATTACCTTCTACTTTATAAAGTATAGGGATTCCTTTAGTTGCTAATCTATCTAACAAAATACGACTCTTGGCTTGCCTATTTCTCATACTGTCAAAGCTTCCAGGAAATGTAAGACCTATTTTGTCAAATATAGGTACATGCTGTTCATTATCTGACATGTATTGAGATGCAAAAGTCCTCAAATCTACTGCTTGAATTTGTACGATTTTTTCTCTGTTATCTTTAAACTTATAACTAATATCTGAAAGTTGGGCTATATGTATTTTGGAAAGTTTTTGAGTTTTACCTGTTTGGTATCCCCATTGAAGCATTAGCTTTGGAAAGCTAGGTAATAACTTCCTACCTGGGTCTTTCTCTTTAAGGTGAAACGTTTTGTATACGTCTCTAATTTGAGAAAAGAAATTATCATCAGTTAATATAAATTCTATGTTATATTTTAGAGAAGTGTCACCATCAATATCTAACACAGTATACTGAAAATCTGATAACATCTCCGATAAATCTTCATTAACATTTTGATTGTTAGTATCTATACCTAAAAGAGAACATTTAAATATCGTTTGTTTTTGGTGTGAGTTTTCTGCCATTATTAACTCCTAACTAATAATAGGCAATCTTATTTTATTTCCAGCTTTTAAATCTTCAAAAGGGTCTAATATATCATTAGCTACGCAGATTATCCACCAATTCTCAGTTGTTCCATAGATATGGTATGATATTAAATCAGGTCTTCCTTCCATTCCATTGGGAACAACCCCTAATCTAGATGGCATATTTTTATAAGTTTCTGCACATTTTTCCCATCCTGGAGAAGAAGTAATTAAATTAACTTCTTTACCTTTATGTGTTATCGTTTCGCTTCCATATTTTCTATATCTACTCATAATTTATCTCCATGTAATTTAAAAGTTCGAACTGTAATCTTTCTGCCAAGGAGCAAGGTCTGAATCTACCCCGATACTTTGAGCTACTGAAGGTGTTACCATGCTTTGATACTTAGCGTCTGTATGGTTCGTACTAGGAGGAGGTTTAGGTCCTTGCCATTTAGCAGGTAAGACATTTTTATTTCCAAAAGGACCTTCAGTGGAGAATTGATGATAACTTTCTAATTTTAAAGAAATATCTATAACTCTAGGAAGTAGTGACACTTCCTCATAACCTGCTTTCCCGTCGAAAGTTATATTATAGCCTGTAACTATACAAGGAAAATCTTGGTAAAGAGAACCAAATTTTAAAAATGCTACAGGAGGAGGAACGTAAGTAGGAGCGTCGGCTGAGTCGGGTCTATGACCCATAACGCTAGTTCTAATCAAGGTTATTAAACCCATACAATATAAAATAATATCTCCTCTGTTAAAAGCATTATTTGTAGCTGTGCCTATGCCAAGAGATTCACTTAAATTAGTTAAAGTCTTATGTGCAAAGCGATATACATCCTCATCTAAACTTGCATCACCTGCAATAAAATCTCTAATCGGGTTACCTTCAGAAGTGGCTACTTGGTTTATTTTATCGAAAACGTACTCAAGACCATCCCCAGGTGTTTTTGCTTCTGGTTCTACTTGGTTCTGTTTTCTATTTGCTGTATGTATTAACCAGTCCGTAAAATTCCTTTTAAATTCTGAGCTTATTACTGTTTTCTTAAGCTGTTCGTGTGCAAATGTAATTAGGTGAGGTAGAGTTAATGAAAATTTTATATCTATAGACATAGGTTCGCTTCCTGTCCATAATCTATAAGGTTCGTTCCTATTTACGATTGGGTGTTTTGCGTAATTAGGTTTCCTAGACTCTGTTATTTTAGGGTTTTCATAAAAAGGTACTTTAAATAAACTATAACCATCTCTACTATCCGTATGTATAGGCATTTCAACGGACGCCTCTCTATCAAAAATACCATTAAAGTTTGATTGGTTATTGTCTATAGCAAATCCAATATATCCAACTTTTTCAAGAATTTGATTCAATCTAAACCCTTCACTACGGCTATAAAGCATATCCGTATCAAAGTCTTCTAGATAATCTCTATTAGGAGGAATTGCAGATTCGTTTATAAATCTGCTTAAAAAATTTCCACCTACTAGCAAAGCTCTATCTGCTATCTCGTCAAAATTACCGTTTAGAAGTGCAGCAGGGCTTAAACCTAAAGTGTAGGAGCTGTTGGTGAACTTACTTATTGCTGGGATATTGTTTGCTATACCAAAAACACTATAACCTGCGATTTCAAAACTTTTATTTTTAGTAGATACGTCTTGACTTCTATGTTTAGTTATAGCATTCATATTGTTCCTTTTCCACTCTGTTAATCTACTTTTATCTCTAACCATTACATACTACCTCCTAGTATTGACTGAGAAGGGTCTATAGTCTGATGAACGTTCCCTCCCATGTTTAAATTTACTGCTCCAACATCTTTGGTATTAGCTTCCTCTAGCTCTACTAATTGTTGCTCATTTATAGCATTTAAAAGAGAGAGACTACTATTTATATTATTAAGAAGATTGGCATTCCCACCTAAGTCATTTTTCATTAACTCGGTTTGTTTTTTAGACTCATCTAACTGGTCTGTAGATGTAGACTTTATAGAGCCTAAAGAGTCGACGGCACCCATTGCTCCCACTGCAATTGTACCTATCCCTACAGCCACGGCAGCAAACTTACCTATAAAAGGTAAATCTTTTGCTATATTGTAAGCCCATTTTATCTTTTCCCACGCTAGTATTGATAATGACAAGGTAATCAAAGTACCTAAAGCTACTGAAATTCCATGAATAAGAGGTAGTAACACTTGACCAGGACCACTTATAAAGAAGTTAGCAGCACCCGCTATACCTTTAATAAATGGCATAAGAATCATTTGGAATCCTTTTTGAGCTTCTGCTATAGATGTGTTAATATCTCTCATTAGTATCTGTCCTCTAATCTGCTCTAGAGTGAGCTCATTTTGAGCTAAAAATCCTTCAGAAATTCTATCTGAAAGGGCTACAAAATTCGCATCAATACCTATAGCTTGCATCAACGGTTGCATAACGAATTCTGAGCCTGCTCTACCTCGAAAACCTCCCACTTGGTTACCTACCTGGGCTAACATTTCTTTTACAGTGTTTACTATTTGGGTAGGGTCGGTTCCTCTAAAAGCTGCGGTGTCTACACCTAGGATTGCAGCTAGTTTACCTGCCTCTGCAGTACCTGCAGCCATTTTATTCATTACTGATGTTATTAAACCTTCAGCTCCAGTTCCTAACTCCGCAACTAGTTGACCTGTCGCTTGCTGTATAGCAAGGCTTGACTGTGCACCATAAGTGGCAGCTGCAGAGATTAAAGTAGCTCCCAATTTCTGCATAGCGCTTACTAATTTATCTGAATCTACTTGAAATCTAGCACCTAGTTCTATAGTCGATGAGATTAGCGCAGCGTTTTGCGCTGCTGTAGCTCCTAAAGATTGCTCATTAAAGGCTACCAAAGATAGCATGGATTTTGTATTCTTACCTAGTAAACTCCCCACAGCTACATTTGCGATAACTTGCTCTCTTCCTTGACGTATACCCTCAGCATTAATTTCTGCAAAAAGTTTTGCACTTTGGGTGAGATTCATACCTACTAAATCTATATCACTTGAAAATAGGCTCATATCCCTTCCAACAGATGTGAAGGATTTAGCTAAAGTGCTTTGAGCGTTTAAGGTTGAATTTAAAGCATTTACAAGCATTATTGTTGCAGCTGCGCTCTTACCTGTCTCCTCGTTATTTTTAACTAGGTTTTTAGCAAGGTCCATATATTGCTGTTTTGTAGGTCGTTCTTCTGCCATAATTATGCTCTATCTCTATCGGTTTCGGTTTTCATGTCAAAATACATTCTAAGATAATCGTCGAAAGCCAAATCCTCTGTTTCTGTAACGTCTTCGTCATCTGCAGGAGATATGGTCTCTAAGTATATATCTCTGTCAATTAGGGTTAAATTTTGCACTTTATTAAAATTGTAATTCCTATAGTTTGTCTTGAAGACCCAGCTAATTCTAGATATTAGAGAGTAATTGACAACATCAAACTCTGCTAATTTCTTTATAAGGTATGCCTGTAACGAGGAACTTAGATTTCCTATGTTAATGCCTGACATATACGAATTTCCGTTACTGGCTTTCCATAATCTAGTAGTTCCTGAATGGCTTCTTAGGGCTATTATTAAAGGCATAGGGTCTGTAGCAGTTGCAGAGGAATATCTAAAGGTGAACAGGTTACCTGTAATTCTGTTAAATTTACCCCTCATGCTTCTAGACAATTTTGCATTTCTCAAACTCAGTAAAAGTTGTTTTGAAATTATTTTCTGATTTTTTCTAAGTGACATGACTCTAATTAAATTGTATTTGATTTAAATACCTAAATTCAAAGATATAAAAAAATTAAATGAATTCTAATATAGATAGTATAGAAATGAAGGAGTTTCTGGAGCAAGTAGATTATGCTCTATCTTTAAGATTCAAAGAAACGTGGAGACACAGGTTTTCTTCTCATTTTATACAGATATTCCAGGACAGGCTTTTAAAAGCATTTAAAGATGAAAAACCTATAAAAAAACAATCTTTAATTTCTCTGTATACAAAAAAACACAAGTACAACGAAACCGAAGTACTGTGCTTTTTTAAAGAAATTGATATTAGTTTATATTACCCTTTAATTTATTAATTATCCTTAGCCTTTTTCTCAGCTTCTTTAGCTTCGAGTAAACATTTCTCAGTTCCTCCAAACTCAGGACATAAGTCCTTATACTGACACCAGTTACACCATTGGTTTTGTGAAGCTTTTAATTGTTCCTTTTTTGTTTTACGTATTTCCCAAATTTTATTTTTAAGCTCTCTTAAAAACACAGAGACTTGAGCTCTTCCGTATCGTACAGACACAAGCTTGTCTAAGTGCGGGTAATAGTGAGCTACTGCTATTTTATCTATAGGAACATTAAACTCTTTAGATATTGCGTAAGCATACATTAGCATTTGAGGGTCTGTAAAGAGTTCCGATTTGGGTGTAGGTCTTCTTGAAGTCTTGTAGTCAATAACTAAGTAACCACCGCTCTTACCTTTAATAACACGGTCAATAATCCCATTTATCGAGTAATCCTTAGTAATGTCGACTTTGAATACCATTTCGTTGCTAACGGTCTCTTCTAGCTTTTTATTAAATTTAAAGAAATTTTCTAGTATAACGTCGAGATTCTTCTCTTTTATAGAGGAGAACTGATAATTAGGTCTTAAATCACCT